GAAACCACTGCAAGACAAACCATTGCCATGATGCGTTCGATTGCAAGCCACAAACCGATCACGCCTTTTCATTTAATGGCGGCAGATGAGATGGAGCAGTTGTTAAATGAGGTAATGGAATACAGGAGGAAAGATGAAAGCAAGAGCAAACCGAAGAAGAATACTAGCAAAGCTGAGCCATAACAAAAGAATCCCGTGGCTTATTGCGCCCATCCTTGAGAGGGCGGCAAAGATTAAAGAGCGCAACGACAGGATCAAAGCGCAAGTAGACAAGATGTTTCCAGACCTGAAAGGAATTCCATGTCAGAACCTGAATTAAATATATGGGAGCGGGCGCTGGGCTGGCGTAAGCGGCAGATGATCCAGCGTCAGCTAGACCCCATCTCCAACAAGATCAGGAACGATACTTTGGAGGAGGTGGCTAAAGAGTTTGAGGCCATGAAGAATGGCGGGGATACAACGGCAAGCTTTGCCATCTATGTAAGGAGTCTTAAGAAGTGAATGGTTTCGTAAAACAACAACTATCAATTGGCGGGAAACAGCCAGTCCATCAAACAAAGGAGTGCAACAAATGCAACGAGATGAAGGTTCCAGAGGGTGGGATTCAGATGAGTCCAAACAAGTGGTATTGCGCGGGATGTTGGGCACACAAATCTGCGACCCGTCACTTGAAACAGAGGCAATGAAAGAAATGCGGGACAAGCTAGCGTGGAATAGCAAGTACATAAATATGCTTGAAGACCTGGTTTGTCACTATCAGAAAGAGGTTAACTTTTGGAAGGGCAGAGAATGAAAACAGAATTAACGGATGTGAGGAAAGTCTTTGAGTCTTTTATGGCTACGAAGTCCAAGCAAGTGAGTGAGTTGTGGAATGGCAAGCGTTACACAAACCCCAACATTCAAACTAAATGGCACTACTTCCAACTGGGATGGTCGCTGAGAGGAATCAAATGATCTTGAATTTAAACGTGCTTCGCATTGATGGAGGCACCCAGTCACGCGCCGTCATTAACCAAGAGCAGATCGACAACTACGCCCAAGACATGGCGGCGGGGGACAAGTTCCCTGAAGTTACAGTCTATTTCAACGGGCTAGAGTATTACTTGGCCGATGGTTTCCATCGTTACTTTGCTACCAAAAAGCTAGGCAAGACGAGCATAGGTTGCAACGTTGTGACAGGCACACTTCGGGATGCCATCCTCTTTTCCAAGAGTGCTAACGCTGACAACGGGTTACCCAGAACCAATGCAGACAAGCGCAAGTGTGTCGTGGATATGCTCCAAGACTTCGAGTGGTGCGAGTGGAACAACGCTGAGATAGCCAAGGCTTGCCGTGTATCTGCTGAGTATGTTCGCAGGATCAAGGCTGAGTTGAACGTCAAGCCTGAGACAGTTAAGTACAAGATGGGTGGCAATACCTTTGAGCGCAAAGCCAAGAGCGAAGCAATCAACACCAAGGCGGAGCCGATCCCACCGAAGGAGGAGGAGTTCAAGTACGACCCACAGGCTGAGCTACTGGAGTCCCTTGCCGCAGAGAATGAGCAGTTAAAGGACAAGCTGGCAGTCAAGCAGATGGACGGAACCGCCGAGGAAAAGAGCAGTGCGACAGAAAAAATCGCAGAGTTAAGGGAAAGAATCCGTGTGCTTGAGGCAGAGTTAGAGGCTATCAAGATCACCCGTAACTCATACCAGACAGAGAATGGTCAGCTAAAGAAGCAGGTCGCCATGCTTCAGAAGAAACTCAAGGCGGCGGGTTTGTAAGAAAAGCCCAAGTCGGCGGGCTTGTGTGCCGACAGTGGAGTTTATATGGGACTAGAACTAAGGCCTTATCAGGCAAGTACATTGGAAGCCTTGCGTAAGGGGTTTGCCGCAGGAATGCGTAGACAAATCCTTTACGCACCTACGGGGGCGGGCAAGACCGAGATGGCGATAGCATTGCTAGAAGCCACAAAGAAGAAGGGCAACAAGGGAGCCATGATTGTGGACAGGATTATCCTGTGCGATCAGACTAGCCTACGCCTAGACAAGTACGACATAGACCACGGGGTTCTACAGTCAGGGCACTGGCGGGACAGACCTTACGAGAACATCCAAGTCTGCTCCGCCCAAACCTTGGAGCGCAGGGGTGAGTTTCCTGGATTGAACCTGATGATCGTAGACGAAGCGCATCAGACGCGGCAAGCTACAGTAGATTTCATTAACAACAATCCTGAAGTGAGGGTGATTGGCCTGACGGCTACGCCTTTCACCAAGGGATTGGGTCGTGTGTATGAGAACGTCATCTCTACAGTCACAACGAAAGAGTTGGTGGAGGCCAAGGTGCTTGTGCCTTTGCGCGTGTTTATTTCTAAAGAGATTGACATGACTGGGGCTAAGTTGGTGGCGGGCGAGTGGTCGCAGAAGGAGTCTACTGAGCGAGGCATCAAGATCACCGGCGACATCGTGGCTACGTGGGTAAGGAAGACCAACGAGATATTCGGCAAGCCAGTCAAGACGATTGTGTTCTGTTCGGGTGTGGCTCATGGTGCCCACTTAGCCCAAGAGTTTGCCAAGGCAGGGTTTAACTTCATCAGCATCAGCTACCGAGATGACGATGAGTTTAAGAAAGAGGCGATTGAGGACTTCTCTAAACCTGATACCACCATCCACGGACTGATAGCCACGGACATCCTGACCAAGGGGTTCGATGTGCCTGACGTAATGATTGGCGTGTCGGCTAGACCTTTCACCAAGTCTCTCTCCTCCCACATCCAACAGATGGGGCGGGTTATGCGTGGTCATGCGTCCAAGCAATACGCGGTGTGGCTTGACCATTCGGGAAACTATATGCGGTTCCGCGAGGAGTGGGACGATGTGTTCGAGAACGGCGTTCATGTACTGGACGATGGCAAAGAGAAGGCTAAGACTGAGCCGAGTGAGAAGGAGAAGTCAGAGTGCAAGTGTCCCAAGTGTGAGGCGTACTTCCCTCCGCGCCTAGACTCTTGCCTGAACTGCGGCCATGTGCGCGAGCGTAAGAACAAGGTGACTGAGGTAGAGGGTGAGTTGGTGGAGCTTGGATCTAGCATGGCTACGCGGGATGTGAAGCAGGAGTTTTGGTCGATGCTTCAGTATTACGTCAGGAATCAGGGGTGGTCGAGCGGTCGGGCGGCGAACGTGTACAAAGAAAAGTTCGGTGTATGGCCTAGGCAGTTGCACGATATGCCCAAGCTTCCGAGCAGGGATGTGGCTAACTTTGTAGATGCTGGCATCAAGCGGTACATCAAGCAGATCAGGAGAAAGCAATGAGAGTTCTAGTTGCGTGTGAATACTCAGGGCGTGTACGCGATGCGTTCATTGCCAAGGGGCATGAGGCAATGTCGTGTGACCTACTACCCACAGAAAAACCTGGCCCCCACTATCAAGGGGATGTGCGGGATGTGATGGACTACCCTTGGGACTTGATGATTGCCCACCCACCATGCACCGACTTGTCTGTGTCTGGCGCGGCTTGGTTTGAGAAGAAGAAAATGAATGGCTCTCAGCAGATGAGTGCCTCGTTCTTTATGATGCTTGCCAAGTCTGACATTCCTCGGATAGCGATAGAGAACCCTATCTGCATCATGTCTAGGTTGTGGAGAAAGCCCGACCAGATCGTTCAGCCTTGGATGTTTGGTCACATGGAGCAGAAGGCTACCTGTTTGTGGCTGAAGAATCTGCCTGTGCTTTATCCAACTAACGATGTCAAGGCTCAGATGATGGAGCTTCCAAAGAACAAGCGGGAGCGGTTGCACTATCTCCCACCAAGCGATGACAGGTGGAAGCTTCGGAGCGAAACCTTTCAGGGGATAGCTGATGCAATGGCTGAACAATGGTGGACTGCCTGATGGAACTAATTAACTTTTGCAGAGCGCACGGGATTCTTATCGACTCGCCCCCACCTATCGGGGTGTGGCGTAGGTACCCAACAGATGACCATCCAAACAAAAGGAACGGCGCGGTCAAGTTCATGGGCGACCATGCCTTTGTGCAGAACCATGCGATGGATACTGAGGTGTCCGTGTGGCAACCGGATACGCCAGTCAAGATTGACAGGGCTAAGATTGCCCGTGATCTACAGGCGGTGGAGGACAAGCGCAGGGCAGACCAAAGGGAGGCGGCAAACAAGGCGGCTTTCATAATGAAGTCATGTCAGTTGGGTCGGCACGACTACCTCAAACGCAAGGGGTTTCCCGATGCCGAGGGTTATATCTGGGTGCATGAGGGCAAACAGTTTTTGATTTTGCCTATGCGTGTGCAGGGTCATTTGGTAGGTTGTCAGATGATTGACCAAGAGGGCGGGAAGAAGTTTCTCTATGGTCAGAGAACCAGTAATGCCGAGATCAAGATCGACAACGGCGGGGTGGACATTCTGTGCGAGGGGTACGCTACCGCCTTGTCCATTCAATCCGTGCTTAAGCGGTTCAAGCGGAGGTATGTAATCCATGTGTGCTTCAGCGCAGGGAACATGAAGAAGATCGCGGCAGACTTGAAGCCTGGAATTGTGGTGGCTGACAACGATGCGAGTGGGACGGGGGAGCGGGTAGCTAAAGAGATCGGTTGGAAGTATTGGATGAGCGATGTGGTGGGGGAAGATGCCAACGACACTCATGTCAGGCTTGGCAATTTCCAATTCGGGCAGAGCCTACTGAAAGTATTGTGATACTTGGGGTTTAACCAAGTGAACATTGTCATCTAACTGGCTCATAAGTTTGATGCTTTGGAGGATGTCAGAGCCTATGTCAAAGATTTGATCTCCCTCACCGACAATATCGGTGGTGACAAAGACTCTACCATCGTCCATCTCATGCAAAAAGATCGCGAATAGGGCTTGCTTCTTCATGGATACTCACGATCTTGGTAGTGTGTGCTTCGGGTGTGTCGTCTGTGCCTAGAACTAAACGCATTATCTCCTCTTTAGATTCTGCGTCTAGCTCTAGCTCAAACTCGTAGGTTCTTTGTAACCTAACGCGGTATTTCATAGCCACCAGCCAATGCAAAAGGCGAGCGCGGCTAGGATAATCAGGAGCAGAATGAACTCAAACAAACCTGATCCTGCGTGTGTGTCGTATCTCTCAATAGCCTGTGCGTACTCAGGCGAATTGGGAAATGCCTCGTTCATCGTGCGCGGGTAGCGGCGGGTTTGGTTATTGCTCACTTAACATCTCCTCGTACCACTCGGCTATGCCGAACATCTTGTTTAACTTAGAAGGAATTCGCTTGCGTATCTGCGCGGGGGTCAGCCCCTCTAGGGAATACTCGTTGTCCCACCCGTTCACGAAGGTGCCGCAGAAACCTATGCCGCCTTCAAAGTAGTAGGCTTCGATCTTGAATCCCATCTCCAACAGTTTCTTATAAGCTTCGACTGGCGGCGACCACGGGCTTTCAAAGCCTACACTGAAGCTTCCATTCTGAACTTCTGCTTCTTCGTTGTACTTGCCTTTGCCTAAGTCCCACTTAACTCCCCAGTTGGCGATCCTCCAGTGCCACCAGTCAGGCATCTGCCCGCCGCCTTCTGTCGGTTCAATGTACTTCGGTTCAGGGATAAAGTCACTCAAGAATACTCCCCTATTCCATGCGTCTGCCGCCCTTTGAATCATGTATGGGTCGGCGTGTGAGATTGTCATTTCGTTGTTGCACCAATTTGGCATTTTGTTTCCTTTGAATATCCTGGTTTACGTGAATAGCATTTGTTGCGTTATGACTGGGTGACTGGCATCGTATTTTTTTGATTCTCCTTTCGGGTATGGTTGGATTACGTAGTTCAATTGCATGAGCAGGTTTCTTTTCTGTGCCTTAGTCCCAACAAAGAACACGTAGCGGTGCTTCGCGCTCCTGTTTATCCTGTTGTCTGAGTTCCCAAGGTTGTGTCTTGAATGCTTCCCATCTTCGCCCGCCATGTCGGTTCTCTCTTTGGTTGTGCCTGTAAATAAAAAGTTACTCGCCTGATAGATGTACCCAATGTGATCCATCGCCTTATCCGCGTAGGACACAATGATGGTGGGCTTGGGTAGCATCTTCAAACTGTTACCAACTAGGAAGGAGGCACCATTCTTCACGCCGTCATTCAGGCAGACCCTGTTCAACTCTAGAACAATATCCTTATTCTGAATGCCGCATACGCCCATGCAAAGGAACGGGCTTGCGGGTACGCCGTAAGTTATGACACCCTCCAACTGGTCGTTGATGTAAAGCCCAAAGGCAAAAGAGATGGGGCACATTCTTCTTGCGTAATGTTTCTTGAGTAGCCAAGGCTCCACCTCGTAACTGTTTATCGGCAATATCTTCATTGGCTTATTTTGCCTTCATGCTTCCTCAAGCCCATAGATTTTTACTTCTTCTAAATCAAAGACTGTCACTTCGCCATAAGCATTTAAATGCTCAGACCATGCCCTTGCTTCTAGCAATTCCCTTGCTTGTTCTTCGGTCATTGCTTCAGCCTCTACTTGCACCCAATAGCTAACCTGAACCATTGCTTGATATGTTTTCATTTACTTTCTCCTGGTTTTGGCACGTAAGTGCGGGCTTCTTTGTCGTATACCATGATGACCCCTATCGCGTGGTCACTCATGCCATCGTTGCCAGTGCCTAGTCTTTCGTAGGCGGCGTATGCTTCGGCGTAGTTCCTGTATTCGCCGATAGTCCGACCAGTTTCCTTGTGGACTATCTCATGCGGGCAGTCTGTCATATCCAGTCGCCGTATTTTTCCATTGCTTTCTTGTAAGCGGCGTAGTTCTCAAACGAACCAACCTTCATGCAGTACAGTAAAAAGCGGTCGGACATGAAGTAGCCTTGTGCCAACTCATCTCCTGATTCGCCTAACTCTTTGTAGGTTTCGCCCGCGTACTTGTCTTTGAGTACAAACTTAATGGCATCCCATTCTTTTTCTATGTATCCATTGGGCATCAAAGCCCATGATTATTCTCCTGTGATTAGTTCGGGTGTGGATACTTCGACTGTTTCAAGGTCGTAAGATTGAATGAGTGTGGCATCTATTTCAAATAGATCGTGCGCGGCTTCAATAGCTTCTGCCTCAGAGTCAGCAAAGATGCGGCTCGTCTGAACTATCGCGGCGCGAATGGTTATATCGTAGGGTTTCATGTCATTCCTTATGCGGTTAGCCTGTCGTATTTGTCATTGATTGCTTCATCGGTGTAAATGGTGAAGCCCCCTTTTGCAAAGAACTCTGTAACATCTTGAACTAGATTTAGCTCTACACCATTACCCAAAAACCAATCAATTTCGTTTTGAGTTAGCACAAAAATCTTTTCTTCTCTTGTCATTTCCCATTCTCCAAAAAGTACATTTCAGGGTCTTGCTCGCGCAAGTCTTCCAAGTCAACGATGTGTTGCTGAATCTCATTAAACAATGATGCGGGCAGGGATTTGTTCATCACTTCCACTTCGCCATCGCTCCATGTCAACCTCAGTTCCCACTTAATAGCCTTGGGTGAGGGTGCATCTAATTGCATGGGTGTGCCTGTCATTGCCTGAAGGTATGCGCGAACTAAAACCATGTCTTCGGCGGATACAGTCCAAGAGTTGGGGTTGCCGCCATCCAAACAAAGCCCGCCAGTCGGTTCACCTCCATAGAATCCATC